TTTGCCAACTTTATAAAAACAAAGGTAGGTGAAAAAATAAAATATGGCTACAAACGTAAAAAATATTCTTGTGGGTGCAGCAGACCTATTTATCAGCAATGGTACAGGTTCTGACCGCCCATCGACAGAAACATCTGATTTACAAACTCTTTTTGGAACAGATTCTAGCGCCCGTGTGCAACTTAATGGTAGTGCAAAGTGGCGTGAGGCTGGATATACAAATAACGGACTTGACGTTTCATACGAACCTAATTATGGTGAGGTGATGGTTGATCAACTTCTTGATGCTGCCCGTCTTTTCAAGCAATCGCTTCGCGTGATTTTGAAGACCGAGCTTACAGAAGGAACTCTTGAAAACCTGCATCTTGCATGGGGACAGATGGACTCATACTACGTTGCTAACTCTAATACAGCAGTTCCAACGATTTCTCAAGACACTCCAGTTACCTCTGAAAAGGGTGCAACCATGAACATGGCTGCAGGCGCTCTCGGAGATGCTCCAGTTGAAAGAGCTCTTATCGCTGTTGGAAATGCTCCATATCAAGTAGGTCGTTCTTATACGGCTGCTGCTTCAGGAGTTACAGTATCAGGAAATACTTCAAATCTTCGCAATAAGGAGCGTGTCTATGTGGCACGTCGTGTTGTAAGCATTGATACCACAGCCCATGCTCTTAAGCGTGATTCTGCAACAGTATTCCCAGTTACATTCCGATGCCTTCCAGATGACACAAAGTCATCTTATGCAGGTTCTGAATACGGTGTTGTAATTGATCGTGTTTGGGGAACAAACTAAAAAAACTTAATATATTGGTTAAGCCCCCCTTCGGGGGGGTTTAACTATTTTTATGTATTAGCTATAAAAATTGGTATAATTTTATAAGACAAACAGGAGGAATTTTGCCAACAACAGTATATGACATTGTGCATGTCGAATTATCAAATGGGGAACAATTAACAATCAGACCGCTTCCAATTAAACGCTTAAAAGAATTTATGACAGTTATTAGAAAGATGGACGATCCAGATCTGCAGTCAGAAGAAGCAGCAATGGAAATTTTTATTGAAGCAACAATGGTTTGCTTAAAAACACTTAAGCCAGAGCTTGCAGTAGACAAAGATGTTTTTGAAGACGTCATTGAAGTACCTACAATGATGAAGATTCTAGAAGTAGCGGGTGGACTAAAACTTAACGACCCAAATCTTCTGGGAGCAGCTCTAGCTGGGACGAACTAGATCTAGCTTCCTTAGAATCAGAAGTGTTTCTCTTAGGTCATTGGAAAAACTATGAGGAACTAGAAAACAATTTGTCCCTTGAGGAGTTGCAAGCAACACTCAACGCAATAAGAGATAAAGAAAAACGTGAAAGGGAGTTCTTAGCTGGTATCAATGGGATTGACCTTACAGAAGCCTCGCAATCAAAACCTGAGTCTAATGAAGACATCAGCTCCCTTAACAGTCCCTATAAAGCAAAAGAAGATGGATTTGGAGTCAACGAAGGTCTTGGCTTTATGTCTTTGGAGGGATAAAAATTGAGTCGCATTGAACTTAATATAGTTGCCCTAGGTAATTTTTCTAATGTAAATTCAGAGATTAGTGCGCTTAAAGCTAAAGTAGAATCTCTTAATAAAACTTTATCAGGTGTTGGATTAAATAGTAATCAAATTGCCAGTGTTAAAAACATGGTTGCTGAATTTGATCGTGCTGTTATGTCTACAGGACAGTTCTCTTCTAAAACAATTCAACTTCAATCTGAAACAGAAAAATTTGGCAAAGCTCTTGAAGGTGGTAAATTAAAACTTAGAGAATATTATAATATTATTTCTCAAGGTTCTAAACAAGCTCAAGGTCAATTAAGAGCACTTGCTTTAGAACAAACAAAATTACAAAATTCTTTAGTTATATCTGATCCTTTGAGAAAAGGAATGGCAACTGTATATACTCCAAAAGTAATTAATGAAGTAACAAATGCTACTAAAATTGCTACTAATCAACAAATGCTTTACAACTTAGCTTTGGATAGGGGATCAACTTCTCTTATTAATTGGGGTAAAAATACTCAATGGGCAGGTCGCCAGCTTACTGTAGGTTTAACGGTTCCTTTAACAATTTTTGGATCTGCTGCTGCAAAAGTTTTTCAAAACATGGATGCAGAGCTTGTAAGAATGCAAAAGGTTTATGGAACAGGTCTTGTTCAACCAACAAAAGAAGCTCTTGCTTCTATTAGAAAAGACGTAGGTAGTCTTGCTAAAGAGTTAGCTAACTCCTGGGGAGTTCCAATTACTGAAACAGCAGCTATGGCTGCTGACCTTGCTGCCACAGGAAAGACAGGACTAGATCTTGTTAACGCAACAAGAGAAGCAATTCGTCTTTCTAAATTGGGTGAAGTTGATCGTCAACAAGCAATGCAAGCAACAATTTCTTTGCAGAATGTTTATAAATTAAATACCAAGCAATTGTCAGATGCAGTTAATTTTCTTAACGCAGTAGAAAACCAAACTTCTACAAGCTTACAAGATCTAGTAGATGCCATTCCTAGAGTAGGTCCAATTGTTGCACAAATGGGTGGATCATTTAAAGATACCGCTGCAATGATGGTTGCAATGAAAGAAGCAGGAGTTCCAGCAGCCCAATCGGCTAACGCTATTAAAGCAGCCCTTGCTTCTATGATTAATCCTACAAAAGCTGCAAGAGAAGCATTTAAAGCCTACGGAATTGATGTTGCAGCAATTGCGGGAAACAATAAAGGTAATGCAATTGGAATGCTTACAGATCTACAAAATAAACTTAAAGATCTTCAACCACTTGCCAGAGAACAACTTGTTGAAAAAATGTTTGGCAAGTTTCAAATGTCAAGAATTACTGCTCTTCTTGATAATTTAAATAAAGTAGGAAGTCAAAGTCAAACTGTATTTAAACTTATGGGAGCATCCAGCCAACAACTTTCTAATATGGCACAGGCAGAATTAAAAGTTCAAACAGAATCAACGACAGGTAGATACAAAAGAGCAATTGAATCGCTTAAAGCAGATCTTGTTCCCATTGGAGAACAGTTTACCAAAGTTATTACTAGACTTGTTCAATTTGGAGATACTGTTGTAAAATTTGTTGATAAATTAGGTCCTCTTAAAGGAGTGCTTGGAATTATTTTAGGATTTGTAGCAGTTGCTGGACCAATACTTATGTTAACAGGTGTGTTTGGAAACCTTTTTGGTTACATCTTTAAGGGTATAGCAATTATGAGAAATCTTACTCATGGAGTTACGGGACTTAAAGGAGTTACAGGTCTTTTAACTGCTGAAAATATTGCTGCAGCAAATGCTTCTGATTTAATGGGTAAGAAAATGATTCAAGAAGCGGAAGATGTAAATATTCTTGGTAATGCTATTACTCAATTAAATCTTAAACTTGCTGATATGCAATTGTTAATGTCAGGTGCATCAATTACAAGCCCTTTATCAACAACTGATATAATCCCATCAACAACAATTGGTAGCCCATATCCAAAAACTCCACAAACAAATGCTTCAGGATTACAATTTGTTCATGGAACTCCAGCTGTTATTTTAACAGAAGAACAAAAATTAAATTTAAAAAAAGTTTCTAAAAGTGATATTATTAAAAATAGAGAAATAAGACAGGGTTATACAAATATTGGTTTTATGGCTCCACCTTCAATAAATAATGGAAATGACAGAATGACTGGTATTGAAGCTGCTTCATATTTTGAAAAAAATGCTCAAGTTGCAACTTCACAATTATTAGAAGCTATAATAAGCACAGTTCCTTCTGCAGCAAACAATCCTGCAGTAAGAGCTGATATGGAAAGATTGGCTATGAATCTTGCAGCCGAACTTAGAATTGCTGGAACCGCTGCTGTTTCTGATCCAGTATTTTATGGAGCAGTTGAAAGAGCACTTACCAAAACATTAACAACTGCAGCTGCAGAAACTCAAGCAGGAATAGCTGCTGCACAAGGAGTTGTCAAAGTAGCTACTTATGGATCAAATGTTAGATCTAAAGGTGAAAGAAAAAGTTTAAATCCTGCAGAACAAGCTGCCGTAGGAAATACTGTATATTCAAGAACTTGGAATTCTTCATCTCCAAACGCACAAATAACAGGAACTTCAAATACAGCTATTGCTGATGTTGCATTATTAGAAGCAGCAAATGCTGTATCAAATATAAATAATACAACCCCCGCTCCCACATCACAAGCTGGAGCAGCAGTTAGCAAATCTGGAATACTTTCTAAAATTAAATCTCCAAAAATAGGTGGTGGCATGATTGGCATGGGAGCAATGATGCTATCTCAAATGCTTGGAGACAAACTTCCATCAGGAGTAAGCTCTACAATAAGCGCAGCTGGAACTGGAGCTATGATTGGAAGCTTTATTCCAGGGATTGGAACACTTGCAGGAGCCGTGGGTGGTGCTGCAGTTAATTGGATATCTACTCTTATGCAAAAAGAAAAAGATCATGCAGTTGTAGCTAAAGCAACTTTTTCAGAATCTGCAGCAGCAGTATCAATGTTTGGTGGAGCATTAAATGATGTTACAATAACACAACATTCTTTTACAGATTTTAAACCTGCTGAACAACTTTCTCAAATGCAAACATATATTACTCAAATAGGTAAATTAAATGATTCAGAGCCAATTAAGGTATTAGCAAATTCATTTAAAGATCAAACTTCTGGTAAATCAATTATTGGAAACTTAAAATCTTTTGCAGCTGCTCAAGTTGCATCAGGTATGGATCCAACTAAAGTCAATGACATGATTGAAGCCATGCTCACTTATGCAGGAAAAGGTCACTTAGTTGCACAAGCACAAAAAGAAATTGGTGCAGCAACAAAAGATGTAGAAACTGCTACAGTAACCTGGATAGGTAAACTTAGAGACGCATCTGGTGGAATAAGCGCTAATTCAACATCTTATAATCATTTAAGCAATGAACAAAAAGCTTATGCAGATGGTTTATTATTAGTAATGAATAGAATTTTAGATGTAAATGCTCCATTAAAAACAATAGAAGCTAATTTACAAGCAATTGGAGAAGCAGCGGGATCCGTTAAAGAGAAATATACAGCGTTGATATTAGCTGCACAAAATGCTGGTGACATGGGTCTTGTAAAAATATTAAATAATCTTCAATCAATGAATTTTAATCCAGGTGCAGCAGCTTATATAACTAAGATTGTTCAATCTAATCCAGATGCACTGCGTGGATATTCAACTTCTCCATATGGACCATCAGTAAATAGTACAAAAAAGACTAGATTCGATAGTTCAGATACTGGAGTATTAAAAACAAATGATGCCAAAGCATTAATATCAATTGCTGAAGATCCAAACACTTGGAAAGCAGTAGCTCTTTCTGCTAATAAAATTATAGATGCTCAAATTGCAGATCAATCACAATCATTAACAACAGAAGAACAAATTAAAGCACTTGAAAAGAAAAAGAAACTTATTGATGAAGAAATTGCTCTTCAACAAAAAATTAATGATAATCTTAAAAAACAACAAGATTACCTTGTTAGTCAAACTGATTTGCAAAATCAAATTAAAATGGCTCGCGCAGGAGGTGATTTCTTAAAAGTTGGATTATTACAACAACA